TACTGTCCATAAACCCAGCCGCCAAAGTGTACGTCCTCTCGGATCTTCTCCAGCCGCTTCTGCATGAACGGCTGATATCGAAGAATGAGCTTTGGATTCATCGCATAAAACTCACTCATCGGAATTGCGTATCTGACGGCGATCGGAACCCAAACGTTGTTTATGATTTCCGTGAGGCTGCCGTATTCCCGTTGTTTCTGTTCTTGTGCCTGTTCCTCTTCTTCTGATGATCCGGGAACTCGCGCACGTTCTGACGGTTCCCTCTGGAAAAACCCGAATCATTCAGCGCTGTGGTGATCGCTGTAAGAAGATCAGCGATATTCCCGCCGGCTTCCAGATGCGCCTGGATCTCTGCGCTGGCCTGCTGTGGAGAGCATCCAATGATCCATGCAGTAAACGCTCTGAGCATGGTGGCGATCTTCGGATTTTTGTCATTCATCGCCAGGAGAGAGATACCGTTCTCTTCGAGCTGGCACACCGTATCGAAATCAAGATTCGGCACATTGTATGTCTTGTTGTTAATGGTCACAGAACTCATAAACTTTGTTCCTCCTTTGGGAATCTGATGAATTTTGATTCAAAAAAAGGGAGCATATTACACGCTCCCTCTTTTTATAAAATCTGTTTTATTGTTGCGTCGATCAGGTGGCAGAGAATTCAATGGTGCTGGACGGAGTGACGGTAATGGTCATCTCACGGACCGCATTAACGTCGCCACCATTGACGTATACGTCATGCTGGCCGGTCCAGGTGAACTTGCCCTGTGCACCATTTGCGCCCATCTCAAGCGCGTAATACTGCTCGGTGTTCGCAGTATTCTTAACCGCTGCATATGCTTCCGGTGTGTAGTTTGCGGTGAACTCCATCTGGTCCATAGATCTTACGCCAGGAACGAACGTCTGCTGGGTGTCTTCCAGGTCGGTCGTCTCCAGATTGTCCGGAGCTGCGCCGAGATCCGGGTAGGACTTGATCTTGCAGAGCTTCGCAAGACTGGCGGCTTCTGCGCCTGCCTTAAGAACAGTATCAATAGTGCTATATGCTTTTGTTGCTGCAGCCATTTTGAACTCCTTTTATATTGTTAAGGTGCTCGACGGCTCTCTGTGATTAATAGTTATATTTAAAAATAGTCAGTGAATGTAACTCCGCCGGCTATCATTGTGTTATGTAGTAAACTTCGGGATATCATCAATACTTCCAACAAACCGGCGGAACCTTGCAGACAATCGAAAGATCTTCGTGTCGGACATATTCAGTATCGGTTCCGGACCAAATGTCCTGGCATATCCCATGGTACGCATAGCGTCACATGCAATGTTGATCGCATTTCTCGCTTCAGTCAGACTTTTGTTCGAGAAAGACTGTATCTGGATAACCGAGTTGACGCCGTTCTCTGAATTCTCAAGATCGCGTGCGGCATCAGCATTGTCCAGCTGCTCGACTGCAACCGCGGGAAACTGGGCCGGAAGGTAGCTTGTGGTATTCGTGACTTTTTTGATTGTATCGCCACCTGCTATCGTGATGTTTGTAATCACTCGATTCAATGCATCAATCATGTGCCGAACACCTCTCTTGCTACAGTCTCTATCTGGTCGTATATCTCCATCTGTGCCTTAAACATGGGCATCGTCGGAGTTACACCGTACGAATGATGCCAAACACCATCAACGGTCTGGTACCACCATCCTTCAGGATCCTCTGCGTGTGTCTGCCCTGGGAATGTGCCGGTGCCCATGCCAAACTCTCCGGCACGAACGTTGTTTGCTCTCAAGCCTGAACCAAATTCTGCCATCAGAATCGGAGATACATCCGCTTCTTTTACGCCATTTTTCGTCATCCATTGGGATTTGATCAGCCCTGTGTTTGTCGCATACAGCACCGTTTTTGCGCCGTATTTTTGCGGGTCAGTCTCCATCGAGAACAGGACAAACTTCTCATATTGGCCAAGATTGTTCTGGCCAACAATAATGCCGGCAGCCGCAAGTCGTTCCGTGAATATCCGGCACTTCTCAGCAAGACGATTTTTGTAGTCTTTCAGCTGTCGTTGCATCTTTCGGATACTTGATACAGACAGTGTGCCGCTGATTCTGGTAGCCATATCATCACCTGCCTGCCATCTTCTTGATGGCATATTTCATGTGATACAAGCCCCTCGCTACGGCAGTTACGGCAAATTGAGCTAACTCTGGATCCGCGTATCCGTTTTCATCCAGCACGGGTTTTTCCGTCCAGATAAGCGAATGCTCGTCTATTGGCAGGTCCATCTGTGCTGTACTGATAATCAACGCATAGTCGATATCTGCGCCAAAATAATCCACATCCGCTCCGGTCCCGGTGAACCCCTGTGTTCCTCTTGTTGCTGAAAGATTCGCATGGAACTCTACCGGTTTTACGCGTGCGAGCACATCATTGCCAGTATAGTCGCCGTTCTCATCGACTTCCTTTGTTGTATCAGGGCAAACAGCATACCACATCGTTCTGTTGTTTCTGATCAGGTTTCGCATATCGCCACCCCCAATCAGACCACATCGCAGAATGGCACGACATCAGGCAGATACACCGGGAACGTTTCGTTCCCCCAATATCGCGATACCTGGTTGTCAATCAATGCAGACTGTCCTTCGGCGCCTATCTTTCCCAGTATTGCCGGAATCGTCTGCGTGGCGATCACAGTCTTTTTGTTCGCGAAGTATCTTTCCACATCAGCTTTGATGACATCATCACTTGTGCCAACAGGATATCTCCGCTGTTGCTTGTATGACTCAATCACCGACTGGACAAGAAGAGACAGAAGCTCTGAATCAACAGTCTCGCCGGTGTACTTCAAATACGTATTTACCGCAGCCAGGATCTCTGTCTCCATCTCATCTACCTCTCTCACGCGGTTTCCTCAGCCTCAGCTTTGGCCCTGCGTCTACGGCGCTTCGGTTCCTGCGGGATAAGTGAAGGAGCGGCCTTTTCTCCAGTTTTTTTAAAGCCTTTAGCTTCGAGTTTCTTCGCCATTTCCTCGTTTCCCACAATCCTCTCAACGTTGTCTTTCACGTAAATCATCATATCTTCCATCTCAAACACCATATAAGGGCTGTCCAAATAAAGACAGCCCTAGTTCTATATGTGTTAATCTCAAACGTCTAGGCGATGCCGGTCAATCAGGACGCATTATCCTTGATGGATACGAAGATCGAATCGACCTTGTTATCAAGCACCCACAGATCGTGGAAACGCCTGTAGTCGATTCTCCATGCGTTGAGCGTCTGGTTGATATCCGGCGTGAAGATCCTGACCTTATCCTGCTTCTGGACCGCGATCGGCGTGGTTTTCGGCATCACGATGAAGTTGACATCAACAGCGCCGGAACCCTTAACGTATCCGCCCTTCTTGTTGTCGCCGGCGGTTACACCATCGTACAGGGTGATTGCGCTGTACATACGGTTTGCCGGGGTTGCGATAAGCGGCACATGATCAACTGCCGGAACGGTTGTGACGATTCCGCCAACAGACCAGGTTGTGCTCTGCAGCTTCCCTGCGAGCTCAAGCTCAAGCTCCATGATAAAAGCATCGTTAGCCTGGCATACAAGCTGGCCGTTGTATCCGGACTCGCGGACACCCTTGATCGCCTCTTTGAACTTTCTCAGAGCTGAAGTATTGGCTGCACCAGGTGTGTATCCGTATTCAACCATTCCGGTGCCGCCAGTCACTGCAGCATTAGCAGCGATCGCAGCGGTTGCAATCTTAGAAATACGATAAGCATCGATCTCCGGAATGACATACAGTCTCTGGAACTCGGCCATGACATTGCCTGCGGTTGCAACAAAGTTGGTTTCATCCACATCCATTGCATCCAGATGGAACTTACGGCCTCTGTCCTGGGTGAGCGTGCGGGATTCATAGGTAAGCCCTACGGAGCCCTGTGCATATCCCTCGTCGCGGTCATATTCGCCAAGCCCCTGAACGGTCATCTTCGGGATCTTTACGGTTGCGCCGCCGGTATAGATTACCTGGCCAGCGTTTGCATCCATCCATCCGGTGACTGCTTCGCGTTCTGCGATCTTATCAAGATTACGCTGAAAAATATCAGCAGTTGCTAGTGTGTTGATAGGCATAATTACCCTCCTTCATAGTGAAAAATCACTCATTCGGAGATCCCCATCGCCATCGCGACCTGTTTCTCCAAATTAGTAAGCTCATCATCCTCACCATGGCCAACATTAATGTCCGGCCTGTTCTTCAAGAACTCTGCCTGCTGTGCCTTGAGTGAGTAATCGTTGTACTGCTTCATGACAGATGCCAGAGTATCCATGTCACCTTTAACTTCTGCGTCTGCCGCTTTCTTTGCGAACTCTGCACTCATCCCCATCAGTAAGTAGCGATCTTTGGCTTCAGCCCTTTTTTTGAAGTCCGTCAGATCATTGATGAGCTGCTTCTGTTCTTCCTCTCGTGCTTTCTTCTCTTCAGCTTCCTGCTCTGCGGCAGTCATTTTCGCACGAAGTTGCTTGGTCAGTTCCCCATTGGCTTTCATCTGTTTATCGAGTGCCGCCTTATTGCGAGCATTCTCAACCTTCAGCGTGGCCAACTGAGCCATAAGGCCGTCCATGGTTACTTCTTCCTGTTCGTTGTCAGGTGCACTTCCAGTATCAACCGGTGCCGGATTTGTGTCGATTGTTCCCTGTGCTGCTCTGTTTTCATCTGCCATTAGATTCTCCTGTGTTTTTAGCTCTTCTCTGAGCGTGCGTGTGTTTTAACGTCTTCTCTGACTACTTAGGTTGATGTGCTTTAACGTCATCTCCGACATATAAAAAGAAATCGACAAGCCATAAGCCTATCGATTCCTTAATATCGATTATTATGAATATGTGACGGAACATCGACAATTAATGATATTACCGTCAGAAGCACCAAGCGACTCGTCCTTGGGAAACATCATAAATTCTCCAGCAACATCGAACGGCTCCATTATCGGTTTTGTAACACCGTTCATTTCCCTATGCCAATCTCTTGTGCTTTTATCAATAATTGGATCCCATGTTTTACTCCTCTTTCCGGACCGGACTGCTTCTTCAAACTCAGCATTGTTCCACATGGAATTTGCTTCGTTCTCCGCTATCATGATTGCCCTGTCAATCGAGAAGTTAAACGGATCTTCTGGATTTGTGAGCATCGTGTTTACGATACTGTTTACTGTATTTGGCACATGTGCATCTCTGTAGTAATCGCTTACTGATACGCCGGCGAGTAAACCCATGTACGCTTCCTGTGTTCCGAAGATTGCTTCAGTGTAGTCGTATGCATCATCCTGATACAGATAAAAAACAAGAGAAAGCAGCCCTTCAAATATCTGCTGAAACTTCTCTGCGCTGTCAGTTCTCTGTTCTTTCTGTTCCTCTGACAGGTCCATGTCCCCGAAGTATTCCTCATAGTCCATAGACCTGCGATCACGCTCTGCATCGTACAGTGTATTCAATTGATCAAAACTCAGCCCTTTGTATTGATTTGCCGCAAACTTCTTCAGGTCGGAGTCATTAGCCATTTGCATCACCGGACCTATCTGTATTCATTCCATCAAGGATGGGGCTGTTTCCGGTCTGATCCGTGCTGTCAGCCATCTCACGTTTCTCTGTCTGTGCCGGTGCTGTTTCCTTCTTGACCAGCGATTCCTGGAACTTCTCAATCATCTCGCGGCTATCATTCCACGCCTGCGCCACATCCGGGAACAGGTCGACTGTCTGCATAGCTACGCGGCCGTTGACTCCGGACTTGATCATCGCGATCATACTATTGGTTTTCGTGCCAAGATCGTAAGTCTTCAGCCGCGTAAACTTGGGAACGACATCTGACAGCTTGAGCTTAAGCACCGGACTGTTCTCGAACCAGTTGCTACGGATCTCGATTGCTGCGAGCTCCAACTCAAGGACCATCATCTTCGAGCGACGAACAATCTGCTCTTCCTTCAAGGCAGAGTTTTCTGCCGCCGACCAACCAGAGGACAGGGACATAGCGTTTGCTGTAGAACCGCCACCAGGATCAGTCTGGAGCGGCACGTAGCATTTCTGCAGGATCGTGTTACGTTTGCTTTCAATATTAGCCTGAACACCGCCATAATCGAAGGTGCTGGACAGAGGCTGAATCAGCGGCTTAGTTCCGTTCGCCAATGTCTTTGTCATGATCCACTGGCCAGATTTTGCCTGTTTCGTATTCCCGTCTTTATCCTTCGGGAATTCAAAGTCATTGCCCCACCAGATCTCCTGGGTATTCTGGGCGACGGAGTTTGCAAAGTCTGAAACCTCGATATTCAGGGCATCCATATCCGGGATCTGCCGCTCAAAGCAGCCCATACGGTCATATGCTCTGACAAATTCGACGATCGGAACCATGTGCAGCGGATTTTTCTCTCCGCTATAGTCGGCCCGGCTGCTGTTGAAGCCCCACTCTTCACCGATCTTTACGCCATTCTCGATTTTTACGATATTCTTGATTTCGTATCTTGTATCTTCCGTGATGCATGTATAGTATGTATCGCCACTCTTCAGTCTTCTGAACGTAACACCCATCATCGGTGTCTCGGCAATGTTGTTGCGATACACAACGAATGCGTATAGCGGGTTTGGCACAAACAGGTCAAAAGCGGACCTGCCGTCATTCACGCGTTTTACATCGACCATCTGATGGCCGATGCCACAGATTTCGACATAGCGTGCAAGCTCCTGATCCTTGGCGAATGCTGACTCCGCATCATTCATCTCATTCAGGATCGATACTGCATCATCATCCGAATTCGGCTCGTTGCCGTTCATATCACGGTTTCCGCGCTGCACGTATGTGATCGGATTGCCCCAGTTGTAACCGAGCTTGAATTCCGTTACCTGGTTGGCGATGTTATCCGTAACTTCGATGTTGATGTCGTTGCGGATCACCTTCTTACGCTTTAGTGGCTGTACACCCTTTTCGTACTTAAGAAGGAATGCCATCTCAGCCACGTTCTGCCCATGAATCGACACGGCTTCCTGCAGTACCGTGATCACGTTGTCGTACGTGATTCTATCAACGTCCGTGTAAATACGCTTCCGGCCAAGCAGCTCGATGTTCTCTTTTTCGTAAGCACCACTTACCGTCACCATGTCACCACCGCCTGTCCGCCCATTTAGCTTTAGGAATCAACTCCGTCTCATGTGTATCCGCATCGTATTTATTCAATGTGCCGCAGCGAGAGCATTTGATTTCTACGCTTCCCGCGACACGACCAAGCAGTTTCCTGCACTGCCCGCAACGTAGTTCGATTTTCTTCACGTCGGCTCTCCTGCAAACAAAAAGGCCGCCGCCAATACTGGCAACGGTCTCGGATTCACTATCGATGAAGAGGCGCCTTGCTTTTAGCTTTCGCCTCATCTTAACAATAGCATAAAAAATCGTGACATGTGGGACACTTTCACTTTTTTGCGGTTTCTGTATCGTTTTCCTTCTCCAGATATCTATAAAACATCTTCTTCACCGAATCCTCTGTATATCCGGCGCCGAATTTATTGGCGACGTCTTCCCATTGCAGGTTTTCGATATACCGCAGTCGCACAATCATTCTGATTGGACTGCTCTGCACGTTATGCATGAATTCCTCTATCTCATTTATCTGCGCCAGGATCCGGTCATCCAGAATCTCAAGATGCTTCTTCCTCAGCCTCAGCAACCCACGCCGGATCTCTATATCATCGTTCGGGAATCCTTCGATCACAAAACGCTGGATTCCACCATACCCACCCTTGACCGAATCGATAACCGTGCCATCGCTCTCCAGTTTGGCTATACGCCGCTCAAGACGATCAATGCTAGCCTCTACCTCGTCCCGTTCCTTCATCAGGCTTGTATATTGTGACAAAAGCTCCTTAGTGATCATTCTTCTCCCTATCACATTGCAATATTCATGATACTCGCGATCTGCGATTCTCCGTCAGCTCCCTCGTGGATAGCCAGCATGGTGACCATATCCGGCGCGTCATCATGCGCATTCTTCGACAGTTGGCTATATGAAGT